CTTAGGGGGCTGGCCGAGCAACTTGCCATAAGCATCAAAGCCAAAAGAAGCACCAGCGAACGCGAAGATAGGCCACACAAGTATCTCGATGATGTTAACATCTTTAGTCTCCACAACATACATAAACCAGACAAGAAGTAGGACAGCAAGTTCACGTTTGAATGTCTTTCTAGCCATAAACCCTTTCATTACTATCTATCCCTTCTTACTGTCCGCCTCTACTAACTATACCCTCTAGTATTGACCTAATGGCCTTTAGGTTTTCATCCATCCGTGCAGTGGAAATAGCTTGACTCTGGACAACCTGCTCGATAACCAGTAGTCTACTTCTATTGTCGTTAATAAACATCCTGTTGTTGTTAATATCCCCCATCATCATGCTCATGGTCCAGACTATAGCTGCACCCTGTGTGATAAGACCTACAATTAGTGTAATAGGAACAGATTTAGATAAGTGCCAACTGTCTGTGTGGTGTGGCGGTACACCTCTGTCAGGGGGGTTCACTTATAGGACTTCCGGCTAAGCTGCCAGTGAGGTCCATCCTTAAAGCTCTTCCAGTCACCACCCCACTCAAGGTCAATACCGAGTTCTTTAGCAGCGTCCTTCATAGCATCTGCGATAGGGTAGTACTCATCCCAGTCCTCGATGTTTCTCACACCGTCTTTATCCGTATCCCCATTGAAAGGGTATGGCGCAATGTCTACAGCATGTCCAGTGAGGTGCCTAGAGTTCATTGTCTTAGACGCACCAGACTTAACCAGTTGACGCTGTCGGTTGATATTACGGACACCCTCGATAACAGTGAAGTCTACCTTAGTGATCTTGATAGCCTTTTCCACAACACTAACAAGGTCAGGGTGTACCCCTGAAAGGTTCTGAAGGCTTCTTGTACCTAGTTTATAGCTCATTTTGCTGTGTCCTTTGGTATATATGTATCTTTTGTATTGTACTTGTATTATTAGAATCAGTTACCAATAGCAGTCCAGTGGACCACCCCAGTCCCATAGCTACCTGCCCCATTACTGGCGATATTAAACATAAAAGAACTTGTGTTTTTTGTACGAACGTATGCCGAATAAGCGTCCATACCTGCACCACTATTTATCTCTATAGTTGCCTGTATATTCCATATGTTAGATGAGAAAGGAGTGGGGAAAGTTACTGTGTGGTTTACGCCCTCTTGTAGATTTACGGTTTTACTTCCCCACTGCATCCTATTTGAACCTATGTCCATATAACCATTACTGGCGCTTGTTCCTAAGTCACCTTTTTTTATAGCAGCTTTTACTTGAGCAGGCGACACAAGACTAATATCAAAACTCGTACCAGCTTCCCAAGAACCTGTTGTCTGAAAGTCTACAGACCCCACTACCGTAAAACTATCATCCACAACTTCTGTGCCTAGGAAAACACTAAATGCACCACTCTGGTTTAAGTAGCCAAGACGAATCCAACCGGAGTTTGCTTCGTTCCTCATTTGCAGGGTGTTAGTATCAGTCTCATACCACAACATATTAGCATAGGTAGTTGATGGGGCAGTAGTACCAGATGATAGAGTAGCTAATGCACCCAGAGCATTGTTAATATCTGCCCTAGTCACACTAGCTGTCTGGTTAGAGATGTTAAAATCATGTTGGCTCATGTCAGGGTTTTCCTTTTAGTATGCAACTGAAGCACTAAGCTCAGTAATAGATGGTGTATATTTAGCATTAGAGCTATTTAGTTCTGCCTTAAACCTGAAGGCACGACCCATGATAGATGCACCGTTAGCAGGGAGATAACTTCCCCAAGTGGGTGTACCAGCAGGGTCATCGTAAGTAGCAGAGGCAAATACCGTTACACCAGTGTCACCAAAGGCTGTTGTCTCTGTTGTCCAAGTGTCGAACAGATCAGGCCAAGTGTCAAAGTCCTGTGGTATGTCGTCCCATAGGAGTGTACCACCGTCAAACTTCCTTGTGAAAGTCCTGAAGCCAGTTACAATACAACTTCTAACTGTACCAACGTCAATGTAGGAAGGGAAGAAGTATTCACCTGTAGGCGAGGATGAAGTAGTAATGTCGATCTCAAGTGCAGAAGACACAACAATAGCGTTAGTCTTAGTGCCTGTAAAAGTAGGCTCTTGGTCAGCAGTAAATTCGGTCTGTCCCATCGAGGGCAATTCAGATGGCAACACAACAATAGTGCTTACACCTACACTAAAGTTACCCTCTTTATCATAAGACCTGATTAGGAAAGTACCACTACGAGCAGGAAGCGTAGCAGAAGATGCTGGTCTAGCTACCTTCTCGATAACAGTTGTAGAGCTACCCCAGTTAGCACCAGATGTATTAGAGTTGTGCTTTATCTCGTAGTGGCTAAGATCAGGGTCTGAGATAGGTTCCCAAGACAAGAAGATAGTACCGCCAGATATTTCAATATCAAAACCAATTACATCACTTGGGTCACCAGCAAAAGCGTTAATCTCCTTGTTTAACAGGTAAGTCCACTCACCCTTAACACCAAAGATGTTTATTGCTCTAGCCCTAAAGTCATAGAAATTTGGCTCTAGGTTCACAGCCTCATAAAAACCTAGTGTGCCTGTACCTAGAGCCTTGTAGATAGACTCTGAAGATAACTTGTATTCTACGTTTACACTGTCAATATATACACCATCTGTTGCTGTGATGTTTACCAGCGCTATGTTAGATACCTTCTGGTTAGAGATTTGCACAGAAGCTACAGCAGAGATACCTACGCCCTCGACAAAGAAAGGGTTAGGGAGGTTCGTGTTATCCCTTTCGTACACAACACCATCATCTACCTCATCAAAGACTGACTCAGAAGTTTCTCTTAGTGTCATTTCGACCTGAAGATCAAGCCCATCAGTAAGACCAAAGGTCCAGTTAATAACCTGAAACTCTTTATTAGTCCAACCAAACCTAGTGTTGTTAATCTTTACGTTATCGCCAACCTGAACTTGTAGTGTACTAACACCAAAAGAAGCCTTTACAGTAAGCTGTTGACGATTAGACTCTAGTGTGATAAGAGCAAGCCGTCTAGCTTCTACACTTGTGTCGGTAAAGGAAAGGTTTACATCGGCTACAGACTCTTGACCGTTATCAGCATCTAGGTAAGCAGAGTTAGTTACCTGTGGATAGTCAGTTACCTGCCAGTTACTTTCTTCACCCCTAAAAGTACCCTTAACAACATTGAAGTTATCTCTACGGGAATGTCTAGTGGTGACATTGATACCAGACCGAAGGTCGTTCTCATCTAGTGTCATTACCGGAGCAGTCCAGTAAGCAGGTTTCATCCGCCACTTACCCTGAGCGTACCACAACAAACCTCCCATAGATGTAATAATATCACCTAGGACAGAATAGGGAGTTGTGGCTGTTGTGAAAGCACCATTACAAGTATAACGAGCAGTACCAGCATTTGTATTAGTCTGGTCACAGATATTAGCCGCAGTAATAACCAGTGTATCATCTATATTTGTTGTGGCCTCATTAACTCCATACTTAGATGTAAGGTAGTCTCTAGTACACAAAGCAGGGTTATCAGACCACACTGTGTTACCAGTACGAGGGTCATATACCTTCTTACCCTTTATAGTAGACGTAAAGGTAGGGATACCATTAGGGAAAGCATCTGCGTCATACTCAAGCCTCACATAGAGGTATGCAATACCACGAAGCCTATGTTGGTTGCTCCACTTGTTAGACTCATTCACCAAGTCACTGTCTGCACTTTGGTCAGCAGCACCAAGGTGTTTATTGATCCTTATCTTACCCTTATATTTACTAGGTGAAGTTACGTTACCAGAACCATCTAAAGTAGCCACTTCATCATCAATATAAATCTCATCGAAAGAGTCTACCTCATGCCCAGCAAAAGCAATAACCCTGTGTAGGAATTTGTTGTTGCTGCCAGTAGACTCATCATATACAATAGCACCACCTGAACGGACCTTACCATAGATAATAGCATGGTCTTGGGCAGAGCCTTTTGTATTAGTCTGATAGCCACGGTTAGTACCTTGTGTACTAGGCTTAGGTGTCAAAGCACTAAGTGCTGCACCAAGAATTATGTTTGTACCTAACCCCACAGCGAAAGCTGCAAAGCCACCTGCGGCTAAACTAACACCGAAAGCCCCCGCGACAGAAACACCAAGTGCAGCAGTAGCGACAACGAAAGAAGTTACAGCAACCATTTTATAAAGCCTTCTCGTATTTAATTTCTATCTCGTTGTAGCCCATTCGAGTAAGAAACTTACCAATAGGGTTTATACTAGAGGAAGAGGCCACAACCCTATAAATACCATCCTCCCTCATACAATCTTCTACAAACTTAAAGAGGCGCTTACCTACGGTTGACTTCCTATAATCCTTATGTACATATACAGCATCGTAATGCCCTATAGGACTGTGTTGTGATGTTAAGGGTGCTGACACGATTACCACAAAGTAGCCTATAAGCAGTCCATCTTTCCTAGCCGTGAAGAATTTAAGATACCCTAACTCTTCTAACCTAAAGTATTCGTCCCAGTTTATATTAAGCTGTTCAGTGGGGTGGCCTGATTCTTCCCACTCTAGTACCGCTAGTGGTGTTACTTCTCCCTCAACTTGGGAAAGGAACTCTTGTTGATAACTAGGTGTCATTACTACGACCCCACAACACAGGTTTATCTTGCAGGTCTTCTACAAAGTCAAAACCTAAGTCCCCCGCATAAAGGGACTTCTGATAACCTGAGGTATAACGGGCTACCCTAGCTCTCTCAAGGTCAACAAGTTTGTTCTCAACAGTAAGCTGGATAGTAGAGGACTCTGGTTCTTCGTCTATGTTCATCTGGTCCATGTAACCAGAGAATACCTCGTCAAAACCACTCTCACCTACTATGCCAAAGTAGATATTACAGACACGACCTTGGTAGGCTTTGTTCAGTGCTAGGGACAGTACCTCACTAGGTACACCAGAGAGGGTAAGTGTTGCGCCTCTAACAGCCATTTCAGCAGTCTCTTCAACCTTAGATATTTCTAGTAGTGTGCCAAGACCGACATAGGTAGTCCCATCTGGCCTAGTTAGAGTTCCCTGACCTGTCCACATTCGTATTACATCGTCACCATCAAACAGTAGTTCCACAGCAAAGAAAGGTTGTACAAGGTCGCTTTCAATACCATCTACTGTTGTAACTGCTAGTTCTCTTGACATATCGGGATACCTTTATGAGCGTAGCGAATTACTACTGTTGTTTTACTGTATAAACTAGGATAAAACCTCTATGGCTTCAAAAGATATACCATATACCGAAGCATTGTTTATTGACCAAGAAGTCATATTACTAGAAAGTCTAAATACCCCCTTAGGGGAACTTAAGTCTGCTGTGGCACTTGTATAGTCAGACCTTAGTGCAGGCCATATCTCTAGTTCACCATCACCAGTTTTATCTAGTAGTACAGTGTGTAACCTAGCACCAGAACCAGACCCCAGTTGAATGTAGTCACCAGCCTTTAGTGTACCTGTCATAACAACAGAAATAGTCTCTTCACCCACTGTACCAGTCACAACACAAGAGCTTACGTCCCCCCTTGGTGTGGCATAATCGGGGTCACCTAGTAGGAAAGTACCAACCGGACCCTTAAGTCCTATTAGCATAGCCTTCCACTCAGCAGCCTTATCCCTGTGTACAGAAGGGATAGTAACTGAAGCCCCCCACATTTGCCCTCCGTGGGAAATAACCTGTTGCTTATATGTGAAGGGTGAGGTAGATGTAGCTACAGCATTAACAGCACGAAGCTCAATACTTTCAATACCTATTGTTGTGGGTGTATTAAGAGGGTAAAGAAGCCCCATGCTGTTATCCTTATATGTAAGTTGTTAACTGAAAGTAGACTTCATAACACCACCCCTACGACGACTATCTATCATAGCAGCCTGTGTCATTTGAGCAATCTTAGGTGCTGCCTGTGCAATGAGTTTCTTGACGCTATCATCACCGTTAGCAGAGAAGTTAAAGTTCTGGTGGATCACAACACTACCACCCCCAGAGGAACCCTCCGCC